TCGTTCCTGTGGGTGAAGCGCCTCCGGGTTGGCAAGAAACTGGAGGCAGGGGATTCGGGGCTGTAGGCCCCACTGCAGAAGGTATTATGGGTCAGCAGGGCGCAGAGACTCCAGCTACTGAAGGTCTTGCAACCAAGGGAGAGGAGGTAGCGGATTTTCTTGAGGCTGCAGCTCTTCCAAGAAGGGGAGGCGGTGGAGCGGATCTACGGTTTGGAGAAGGTGTAGATGTTCCTCCAATTATAAGTCGTCAGGAATCGGAAGTTGAATCTCCTCAAGGGGGTGTTGAGCCTCCCCCCGGATTTGAAGACCTAAAGCAGCAAGCCAGAGCCGGGGCGCAAGTGGCTCCAGCAGAAACATGGGGACCGGGACCTACTGAGGCCGTAATGGATAGGCAAACAGTTCCTGCGGCTGAGACATGGGGACCGGGACCAACAGAATCCGTTTTGAATCAGCAAGTAGATCCGGCGCCAGAAACATGGGGGCCGGGACCCACTGGCCCTCCCCCCGGATGGACTGGTGTAGGAGAAAGACATCCCGATGTTATGACTGAAGCGGGTGCGCCCCCTGCTGCAGAACAAGATTTTGGTCAACAGTTAGTTTCGGCAGTTGTTGACCTTCTCGAAAAGATGAAGGGGTTCTCATTATCTCCAGAAGAATTTGCAGATATCACTAATATGTCTCCAGAACAATTGACAGAGGTTTATAATAATCTAGCGCGCCAACAGGGAAGGAACATTCATCCAGATCCTCAAGCATGGAATCTTATGGGTGGAGAGCCTTTTCAGTCTCAAGAATCTGCAGAAATATTCCAAGGTCGAGTACCGATGAGTGAAAATGTTATTAGACCCGGAGAGGGTGAATACTCGCAATGGAATATACCATCCAGACAAACCAGTCCGGGATTTATGGCTCAGGATTATGCTCAGGCTCAAGCTGGAACGACTGATTGGATGCGTCAAATTTATCCTTGGGCTAGGAATCTTCCTGAGAATGTTTTGCAGAGGGCAATTCAGGATGGTGATTATTTAAGAATGTTAATGCAAAAAGCGGAGGCAGGTGAACTGCTTCCATTAATGTAATATGCCAATTAAGAGATGTACTCTTCCCAAGGGGAAGAAAGGGTGGAAATGGGGTAATAAGGGGAAATGTTATCCAACTCGTAAACAGGCTGAAAAACAAGCGAGGGCGGCTTATGCTTCTGGATATAAGGAAAAATAGGGTGTCAGTGTGCTGCCTGTTATAGCGAACGGCGTTTACTATAAGAATAATAACTCAGATGCCGCAAAAAAGTTTGCTGAATGGGCGCACACTGCCCCGTTTGAGAGGGTTATTGAAGCGTATGCTGACTGTCATCGTGATCCTAATATTGATGATTCTTTCATTAGGACTCTTGGGCAGTTGGATCGTTACTATCTTGGTGTGTTTCTTTGTAACCGCCATGATATGTTACATCCGTGGATCTACGACAGGTGCAGGGAAGTAGAGTCAGATAGGGATTCTAGGTTAGATTTATGGGCTCGGTTTCATTATAAGAGTTCAATCATTACTTTTTTGGGTAGCATACAGGAGATTCTTTTAAATCCTGATATCACGATAGGGTTGTTATCGTTTTCTGCTAGACAAGCAAAGCCTTTTTTAAGGCAGATTATGCAGGAATTTGATGGTAACGAGAAACTTAAACAACTTTATCCTGATATTTTATGGGAGAAGCCACGGCTTCAGGCTCCCAAGTGGGCAGAAAATGAGGGGATTTGTGTAAAAAGACAGGCAAACCCCAAAGAACAAACGATTGAAGCGCATGGTTTGGTGGATGGACAACCTACTGGACGGCACTTTGATCTTATTATTTACGATGATGTGGTGGTTCAGGAGGCGGTAAATACTCCCGAACAGATAAATAAAACTACCACTCAGTGGGAATTATCGCTTAATCTGGGGTCTACTTACCGACCTAGATTTCAGTATGCTGGCACGAGATACTCATATGGAGATACCTACGGCACGATCCTGCAAAGGGCCGCTGTAAAGCCTAGAATACATCCAGCGACTGTCAACGGGAAGATGGATGGAGAGCCTGTTTTTCTTGAAGTGGACAGATGGGAAGAAATTAAGAAGACCACTTCCACCTATACGGTTGCATGCCAGCAGTTACTGAATCCTATAGCGGGTTCTGATATTGCATTTAAAGAAGAGTGGTGGAATGAATGGGAGATTAGACCATATACATTGAATGTATATATTATGTGTGATCCAGCGCATTCGCGAAAGAGAGAATCTAATAGAACGGCTATTGCTGTTGTTGGTGTAGATTCTAACTATAACAAGTTTTTGTTGGATGGCTTATGTCATAGGCTTTCTCTTTCTGAGAGATGGGAGGGTATAAAGAGCCTTAGAATAAAGTGGAAAAGGGCGCCCGGAATTAGAGAAGTCAAGGTTGGGTATGAGAGGTACGGAGCACAATCTGATATAGAACATTTTAAGGAAATGATGAGAATAGATGGAAGTTCATTTCCTATTTACGAATTAAATTGGACAGGCGGGGGAGGTTCTCAGTCAAAGAAGGATAGGATACAAAGACTTGAGCCAGACTTAAAAGATGGATCGTTCTTTTTTCCTTATCCTACTGATGAGAAGAGATTGACTTCTCATCAGAAAGATTATAAAAATAAGAAGCAGGAATTTTTGATCTCTAAAAAGATCATGCGAAAAGATGAGGAAGGCAAATTATATGATCTGGTTGATTGGGTGAAGAGGAACGAGTATCTTTTATTTCCTACAATACATCCTGACTTTTTGGATGCCCTTTCTCGAATATATGACATGGATGCTATGCCGCCCATCTCAAGAAGACGCGGCGCATTAGAACCCGAAGCAGAGGCAAGATACTAATGGCGAGAAGATTTCGTATAGGGGGAGGAAGAAAACACCCACCTCGTAGAGTTGCATATCGCATGACTAATGGTCAGAAGTTCTATGAAAAGTCCCCAAGGGCATTTCCATACGGAACAACGCCTTACGTTGAGCCCTATTATTGGGTAGTTGGTTACGCACAATATGATGTACAAGGAGTTCAAGATTCTTGATGGAGTATTTTAAGTGGAAGTTGGAAGAGTCCGATATAAATTCTGATACTTGTTCTAGGTGCGGAGATTGTTGTTCTATTGAAATTAGACCAAAATGGAATACAGCAGATAGAAGATTCATGGATTTACTAGAAGTTATAGTAGATAAACATGATGACATAGAATTTGTTGGGGATGGCATTCGTATAACATGCTCGCACTTAAAAGATAGAAGATGTACAATTTATGAAAATAGACCGCAGTTGTGTCGAGATTTTAATTGTGTATCATGGGCTAAGGTAAGTGGTAAAATGGAACAATATAATAGGGTATTAGTTAATCTTGGTATAGAATAATGGAGAGGAATTATTAATTATGGCAGTTACTATTGTTACAAGATCAGGTAAAGGTTCTCCATTAACCCATAATGAAGTGGATGCTAATTTCAATAATTTGAATAGCGGAAAGGATGACACAATAAATAATCTTCCGCTAGATACAGTAATGAGTCAGAGCGCTGATTTTATTCCATTCTATGATACGGCTGCTACTGCTGTTAAAAAGATTACGCCAATAAATAGTGTGTTTTTCAATAGAACTATTATAATTAAAGTATTGCCAGATGCTATTCCAACATATGTTGGAAATGGAATTGCGGCATTTACTATTCCATTGGCTTTAAATGGACTTGTTTTGAGTGCTGTTGCTGGAGATTTGGGCGCACATGTTTATACAGCAGGAACTACTGGAACTACTGATATAATGATCCATAATCTTACTCAGGCTGTAGATATGTTAACGACTGCCATTACTATAGATACTGGAGAAACAGACTCTTCTACAGCCGCGACTGCCCCAGTTGTTGATACGTCAAATAATGATGTAACCACTGCCGATGTAATTAGATTCGATATTGATGCTATATGTAGTGGGACAGCGGCTAATGGATTGGAAATTAGAATGCAATTTAAGGGGGCATAATGCTACAATCTTATACAAGGTCTCATGCACCCTCTGTTGAGGTCAAGAAGAAATTAGTTCCTGTTCCAGAAGTTGTATGCTCTATAAATGAAGACCCAGAAAAGATAAGGAAAAATATAAGGGTTAATATAAAAAGAGGACTTCCTCAAGTAGAACCTTATGAAACTCAGGATAAAGTTGTTGGCCTTGCTGTAGGTGGGGTTACTTTAGAGGATACTTTTCCTGATCTTTTGGAAAAGAAAAAGAATGGGATGCCAGTTATTGCTGTTAATGGAACTCATAAATATTGTATGGATCATGGATTGGTTCCTTCTGCAATGGTAATGTTAGACAGCAGGGAA